TTTGTAGAAATCGTAAGACCCTCTACGGAAACCACTGAACCCTAAGTTAAGTGCCATATCTTCTGAATTTTCGAATACACCGTAAGATGTTCCTCCAGTTCCATAAGAATTTTGAGCAGCTAACATATTGTCAATACCTAAAGAAGTCCCACGATCTAAGAATAACATGTTTTCTTCAATAGCTCCTTGCTTATCAAGCTCTCCTAAGATAGCGTCAAAATCGCTTAATCCTAAATCAGTTCCAGTTCCGAAATCAGCATCTGTATAAACAAGACCTCTGTTTTCTAAAGCAGCAAAAAGCCCGTCAGAACCAGTAATCTCAGTTCCTCCTCCTAATCCAGCAGCTGGTGTAAGAGCAGTAGCAGCTTTCTCAGCTTCAATCATAGCCATTTCTAAGTGATCTTCGAAACGTATACGAGATTCGTGCTCAGACTTTAAGTACCATAAGTACCCAGAAGTTCCAGCTTCAGTAGTTACTTCTACCCACCCGATTTGAGCAGTATCAGATCCACTTACATTGTACTTGTTACGTAGAATGATTGGCTTATTGTTGAACTGTTCGAAAGCAGCATCTACAGAAGTACCTGCATTTGAAGTTCCTTTTGCATATTCATTTCCATATACGAATACTTTCACATTTCCAGTACCAGTAACTGTAACAGCTCCTGCATATCCTGCAATTGTTAAAGTAGCTACTCCTGATCCTGCAACAGACACAGCACTAACGTATGCTTTCTCAACTGTTAATCCAGTAGAATCAGCGATCACGATAGTGTCTCCAGGTCCGATTAGGTTTTTGTTAGTAGCTCCAGCTCCAGCTGGAATTGTAATTGAAGTTGCAGATACAACAGTAACATCATCATAAGCGATGTGTAAACGTCCTTGCTCAGACCATACTACTTGGTCAGATGCCATAGGCATTTCAGCTCCTACCATACGTAAGAATCCAGAGATTGTACGGTTTCCGTAACGCTCTACTTCTTTTTCGTATACTTCTGGTAAGAATTGTTGTGTAAAATCCATGTCCGCTAGGGCCAGGTAGTTGTCGTTAAACAACGTTTGTGTTGGTCTAGGAGTTAAGTGCGCTAAAGCCGCCGCGCTCCCAGTAAATGATCCATTTGCCATTATTTGTAAAGTTTAGTAATTATTATTTTCTCTTTTTAATTCTAAGCTTCGTAGTTGACTCGTTATTCCCTGGTATAGATCTAACTGTCCACCCATTAGGTGGCTTAACATCTTCATGAGTCCCTCTCGGATTCATGTCAATATTTTTAGCTTTTTCCATACTTGTTTTCATTGCATCAGCTTTACCTTGTTGGTAAAAATGATTTGCAATTGCATCGGGATTCATTGCTGTAAATAAAGATTTGTGATAACCTTTTGCGTCTGCCATCTCATTTTTATCGTTTAAGAACTTCTTAACAAAATTTGAAATGTCTCCTTGCTTAGATTTCACTCCTTCTACGTCATTAATTTTATACCTGAATTTTTTATCTCCAACTTCGAAATCAAAACCTTTGAATTCATTAGAGAATAGTTTTTCAGTTTTTTCATTAAATATAGAAGTTTGTTTTTCTCTATCTGCTGTCAACTTCTCGCTATCTTGGTTATAACGATTGAAAAATTCAACCGCCTTTTTTTGTTCTGGGTTTAACCGTGACCCAGCTTTTATTTCGTCGTAGTATTTACTTTTTAATCCTTCTAAGTGGTTTTTAGCTTTAGCTAACTCCTCTTTTCTAGCAAGCTTTTTCCTGCGAATATCTCTTTCTTCGTCTATATCTTCGTCAAAACTAAATTTATCTTCCATGATAAATCCAATTTCTTCTGAATTTAAATGAGGTTTAGTATTTTCGTAATACTCTTTTAGTAACTGTTCCTCATTAAGAGACGAATAATCAGTGTTTAAATTAACATAGTCTTTTAAACTGCCGCCTGTATCATTCATAAAGTCTACAACCTTTTGAATATTTTCAGGTAAATCCACTCCTGGCTGTTGATTTTCAATAGCCTCTTCTACTTGTTCTTTTACTTCATCTACTTGGGTCTGTAACTCTTCTTCCGTTATTTCTTGTAGAACAGGTTGTTCTTCATTTTGAACGGGCTCCCGTACTTCTTGAACCACTTCTTCGCTACTCTTCGCGTCTTCGGGTTCTCTGACAGGAACATCGCTTGCATCTGTTTCTTGTTCTGGAATGGCATTTGCTTCTGCTTTGTTTAATTGACCTAAGTCTACTTTGATTAATCCGCTGTCTTCCTGTGTAATAGGTGCAGCTTCTTGAGGTTGAGTTTCTTCCGTCTTCTCTACCTCTGTTTTTACTTCTTCTTCCATGATAAAATATTATATAATTATTACTACTATTATTACCTAGGATCACCAGATCCTAAGTTAAAATTGCCGTTAAGCACATCATTTCCTGATGATTCAAAGTTTTTAGGCATTGTATCATTTTGCCTTTGATTTATTAACTCACTTTGCTGTGTTGCTTGTATTTTAGTTCTTTCGTCTTTTCTGTCTTCTCTTTCTGCTAACTCAGATTTCTTGCCTTGCACTTCCATCCCTTTTAGTTGCATGTTCATTTGGAATTCAAGATTCATTAACTCTTTCTTAGCCGTAACCTCAGCTTGCATTTTTTGTGCATCAATTTGAGCCTTCATCTGTTCTAGCTCCATTTTTTGCTGTGTTAGCGCTTGTTGTTTTTGTACTTCAGCTTGAGCAGCAACTTGTTGAGCTTGGGCATTAGCCTGTGCTTGTGCTTGTATATTCTGCTGTTGCATTTGCTGATCTCTCTCTTGCTTTTCAACTCTTCTTATTTTTAAAAGCTGGTTAGCTAAGTTTATGTTTTTTATTTCTCTTATATCTATAGCGTCAGTAAGGTCTATAAGTCCTGCTTGTAAAGCTGTTTGTATATTGTTTTCTAACACAGCTTTTTGTTCTTCATCGGGTTGCAGTTCTATAAATATACCAAAGTCATATAAGTATAAATCGCTCATTTCCTCAAGCACAGCTACATTCTGATTGCCTATCTTATGTATGAATGCCTCTTTAGTAGGCGAGTATTCTAGTATATCAGATATACGCAATGATAAATTTTCACATAAATCTTTTGCTAAAAACAAAGTAGCATCCAATATATGTCTTGTAGCTGTATTAGAATTAGCTGCTGCCAATTTCTGCACCCCTACTAAAGCTCTAGCATCTGGAGTACTGCCGTCTCTAGCTTCATTTAATCCCGTCACATCTCTAATCATTTGCATATAATAATTATATGTAGATATTAAAGATTGCAACTTAGCCCCACCGGATCCAGATTGTAACTCTTGAATAGGTACTTTACCAGGATTCATATCTCCTTCTTGTGTAAATGACCTACCTATTACAGAACCTGTTTGAAAGAACATATTTAATGCTTCTTGCGGGTTATAATTTGTTCCATTACCTAAATCTACTTCAGCTAAACCGTCAGCATCTAAATAAACCCCATCTGGGACCATTCTAGATAATACTTGTTGTAGTTTTAAATGAGTAAGCTGAATCATATCAGCAAAACCTGTTATACGAGAAACAATACTTTCTATACGCCCCTTGTACATTCTAGGTGCAACAATACTATAGTTCATTTTAACTTTAGTATAATCGCTCTTAGGCCGTATCATATTAGTAGCTATTTCCCACTTTAGTGTTTTTCCACCTAAAACTTTTACTCCTTCATACAATACTTCTAATGATCTAGATAATTTTTGTATACCATATTCAACATACAATTCCTCAGGAGGATTAAACTGATCATCTTTTGGTATAAGTTTTGCAGCACCTGTAGCGGATTCTTTTACTTTGTAAACTTCGTTAGCATAAGTCTTATAATTATAATACAGTATTTGAACAGTATTAGAATCATCTTCATCATAATTAGTCAAAGTTCTATCATAGAATCCATTGTTTTGGTAAGATTGATTTGATATTTCTTTTAAGTCATCGTTGGTGAGCCAAGGAAATTCTTTCTTTAATTCATTTATGTGTACACTCTTAACTTCACCAACATAATATATATCGTCAAAATAAGGTGATTCCGTATATGACCAAACTAAATTAACAGGATCTACGTATTCAACGGTAGCTCCTTCTGCCTTGCTAAATCCGTTTTTAACTGCAGCAATACCTATAGTAGCTAAGTCATAAGTGCATCTTTTCTTTGTTAGATCGTATTTATTACCTTCTAATAAAGTATTTATAGCTTGCTCTTCAGCTAGCTCTACTTCTTGTTTGTAGGATAGCTGCATGTGCAAGTTAAGCTCTTCTTTATTTTTAGGTAGATCGTCTGGGTTGTTTTCAAATAAGTTAACACCAAATTCAGCCTCTACATATTCGCCGAGCTCTTTTGTTTGCATGTCTCTAAGTATAGATTCCATATACTTAGTTCTTTTGTCTACACCATAAGGGTCTTGAGAATAAGCTTTAACATCAAACATTCTCTCTGATATACCATTAACTAATATATCTACAAACTTAGGTATTATAGGTACAGGTTTCCAATCTAAATTAAGATAAGATAAGTCTCCGTTTATTGATAACTCATCCTTGTATTTCTGCACTCCTTGTTCTCCTCTCGCATATAACCTTAAATTATGAAAAGTGTTTTGATTACTTTTAAAACGACCAATACCATTATCAGAACGAAACCACTCGTTCTCTATCGCTCTACCTACTCTAGTTCCATAGTCTAGACTCATCTTTTCAGAATCGCTAGCTATTTGGCTTGGAAAATAACTTGTTATAACTGACTCAGCCATATTTTTATTTTTCTATTAATTTTGAAACACTTCCTGCGTTGGAGTATCTACTTATTTTTAAATTTAGTTTTTGCTTTTGTCTTTCAGCAGCCGGACTATATAAATGCCTGTTAACTGCCATTATAGCTAAACCTGAACTTATAGCCGCATCAAACTTAGTTCTATTGTTTATATCAAATTTAGCCCAATCATTCAACGTGGTATTAAAATACATATTTCCATACTGTCCATCTTCTTTAATTCCTACGTGTTTATCTATATAAGATTCAATTGCAGCAGCGTGCGCTTGCTTTATATCTTCACTAGAGTTTGGTATTCCTCCAATTTCTTTTTCTGTCTTAGACAACTTATTCCAAACTTTATCAGGCCTATTCATTGAATAACCTCTATATCCTCTTCTTTTTAAATAATACAAAAGCCTAGGTTTATTATTCTCGCATAATAAAGGCATACCATAAAAAACTAACGCCATCAATACATCTTCAAAAAACATCTCTGCTGTTTGAGGCCTAGCTAAGTATTCTAAAAAAAACGCATTAGGAGGAGCGTCTTCCATTGAAAACTTCGTAAGCCCGTGAAGCGCGCCTTTAGATCCCCTGCCATCTGTTGTACCACTAATATCATAACTATCACAGCCAAAAGCACCAATGTGATCATTGCCTGGCGACTTAAAACCGTTCTTAACATATTGCTTGTTTTGTATATTTAAACTTGGCACCCATGCTACATTAAATCTACCTTGTGGGTTTGGAGTGAATTTAACTTTAGTGTCTTTTATTCCATTCTCCCAACTAAAGCTTCCTCGAGTTAATACTCCTGAATGTTTTAAGTCTTCATTGTAATCTATCTGCTCGTATATTTTTACTAAGTTGTATATACTATTTTGAGTTTCATCTCTAAACGCATGTTCTGTTGTGCGCGGAAACTGCCTGTAATGCTCGTTTAGGCCGTCCTGGTCGCCTTTCAACCCATCCGCTTCATTATTCCAGTGCTCAATTACTCCAAGCTCAATAGGGGAGCCGTATGGGTCTTCTAGAGGTTTTCCCGGAGTATCGAATACGGGCATTCCATATTTATCGATGAATCCTTCATAATTCCATTCCATAGGAATGAACAGACTATATAATCCAGATTTTGTTTGGCCATTCTTATTTCTTTTGTTTACATCAGACGCCTGATACAATTGTTTAAAATTATTTCCTCCTTTATCTAAAGCGTTAGAGGTTGATCCCATCATACACTTACCAATTATTCTACTACCTAAACGTAAACAAGTTTTTGTTACTCCCCAGTTATTTAATATATTATTAGGTTTTTCCCATTTGCCTGATTCATCATGAACTAAAAGTTTTAGTTTCTCACCGTCATAACTGTTATCCCCTGTATTTTTATAATCTATAGTTGTGTCTAACCCTTCTAATATTACTTGGCCTGTGTCCGTATTCTGTATAGATCTTTTAGTTAATCTTGAGGCGGGAACTCTATAAGCTAATTCCTGCTTTGGTCTATCCATACCGTCCTGGATCGGTTTAAAGAAAAACGGATAGTTGATCGATATGGGTACAACTTTGTCTGTGAACATCTTCTTTGCATCAGCACCCGACTTCGATAGTATACCGAACCTGGAATCACTCGACACCGTAGCTTGGTTAATCGTTTCTCCCGATGCCATGAATGAAAATCCGGAACGTCTATTTTTAAGGTAGCAAATACCATAACAACGTGTATCTGCCTTGCACGCTTCCCAGAATATATAGAATAATCTGTTTGATTCACGAAAGTCTGGTAACCCCACGTCGATTTTTGACCACTGCAAATACATGTAGTGAGTACCAGTAATATAAGTAGGAACGTCGTTATTACTAAACCAGTACCCTTTTTCTCTTCTTTCAAATTGTTCATCTATATAAGGCTCCCATTTTTCTTTAAAGCTATCTGGATAATCTTTCCATTCGAATATGCTTTGTATTCTCTTAAGTTCTTTAGGATATTCTTCGGGTTTCCATAAGTTATTACCCTTGGCTATCTTATTAGGCTGTTTAGGCAATGCAATCTTTAATCCCTGAATGTTATATATATCACCTATTTGACCAGTCTTGCTAATAACAATTATATCGCTTTCTTTATCATAACCATATTTCCAGTTTTTTAAACTGTTACGCTTAGATAAGATGTTGCCTTTTACAGGCGTTATAACCGAATAAAGATCTTGTTGATACATTACTTGGCTCTCCTTTCTGCAAAACCTTTATAAGTTTTTTCTTTTATATCTTCTTTAGGCTTTTCGTTTAATATATCTTCTTCTGCTTGTATTCTATTTAAAATTTCAAATGCATCAAATATGGCTAACTTTTTAGTAGCGGCAGCATTTTTTAATCTATCAGCTGAGATATCATCGTCGGAATCTACTATAGCTTCTTTAGCTACCTTTATAAGTTCTTCAACTGCTTTGTGCCCAGCCTGGATTATACTCTTCTTCGTTTCCTTGATATTCATATTTGATTGTAATTTGATTAGTAGGTACTCGATACATTTTTTTACCTTCTACGATAAATTCGTATTCTGCCCCGGGTCTAAACCCTATAAGATCATTTACTTTTATAGATTTAAGTTTAGGATCTTTGTATTTTATTATGCCTATACCTTCTTTTTCAAAAGCATCAGAGAACATTTTTGTTTCTTTAATAGGTTGCACAAAATTAAACCCTTCACAAGCTAACCATTCGTTTTTGCGTTTATATGCAAATATTTGGTTAGGCTGTACAAAATATTTATCTTCTTTATAAAAGCTTCTTGAGTTTTTTTCTTTACCTCGTATGTCTCTGAATCTTCTAAATACATTATGATGAAGAATTATAAAATCACCTTTGCGTATTTTTGTGTCATTAAAATAAGGCTCTGAAATTACTAAACCTATTCTAGATACATAGGAATGGTTTTGCAACTCAGTATTGAGTATAAACTCATTCCCATCTATATCTAATTTATTATTGTATCTCCCCTCAGCGGGTTCTACAACAAAATCCATATAACCTTTCATTAGTATTCTAGATTATACTCTATAGCTATTGCCATATTTTTGTTGAAGTCTTTCCAAGGCAATACTTCATTGTTTTTTATTATGTATATTGAGTACTTATCATCTTCTTCAATTATACTATCTATAATATGACCACCATACACTTCCTGTCCTACAGAATAATGCATGGCGTCATTTTTATAGTCTCTACCTATACTAATTTTTCGTACTAGGTGCATTATCTTTCATTTCCCCGGTAACTATATCTATAGATACATCCCCGTATTTTTCTTCTAATGTTTTTTGCACCGCTTCTAACACATCTGTTTTCATCTTCATTGTATGCATAAGATCGTGCTTTTGAAGCTCAATGCCTCCAACTTGCATTTGCAATCGGTTAACAGCTTCTACCGCTGCTTTAACACTAGTTAATTCATCGTTTGTAATAAATTTACCACCTATTACAGGTACTTCTTTTTTTGTTTTCTTTTTTGCCATTTGATTAAATTAAAATTAATATTCCGTTATTTTATTTATTACGTGTTTTTATTGTTTATTGATTTTGCTTTTTCATACGAACGCCCAACAAAATAAGCGCCATAGACAGTAACTAGTAAAGTTTGAAATATAGGTATATACTCTTCAGCTATTTTAAATTCGCCTATATTCCCATCAAAAAACGCGCAAGCAGTAAATATAACTGTTAAATATATAAGCACCATAGGTCTTATATTCTTTGACAAGAAAGAATCAGACTTCATATCTGACTCCCATCTTCTAGTTACTTGTTCCTGAGCATTTGCTTCAGCTTCTTGCAATATAACCTCTATTGCCTTCTTAGCTTCTAGCTTTTCTTCTTTGCTTGTTATAAGGTTATCGAGAACGCCGCCAACTTCTTTGATAACGTTCCCGGTAAGCCATGACCATATTTTATCCATTATTTTCCCTTGCTTCTTGACGAGCCCTTCTACTTTCGCGATCAAAGTAGCTTTTTTTATTCCTTGAGCTAGTAATACCCTTTTGTTCCGTACTTGCGCTGGCTGCCCGCGATGAATTAGCTTTCCTTAACTTATTAGGAGTTACAGCTTTTTTAGCTGCCATGTCCTTACGTGTTCTTGAGCTATATCCTGCAGGAGCCTTCGAAGTGTTCGTCGGTTTTTCCTTTACAGGAAGTACTACAGCCTTTCCCATTTTTTGCTTAACCCGTTTATTTCCTTTTTTTAGGTTTTGCTGTTGCATTGTTTGTTTAGCCGGTGAAGCATTTCTAGCAGCTTTTCTGTTAGCTTTGTTTTCTTCTCTTGTTGCTTTTCTGTTAGCCCTATTTTCTTTTCTAGCAGTTTTTCTGTTAGTTCTGTTTTCAACTCTAACTTCTTTTTTAGTTTTAGCTACCTTGGGAGTTATTTTTATTTCTGCAGTTTTTTCTACTTTTGGTTTAGAAGATTTTACACCTTCTGATTTTATGGTAGATACTACTTTAGCTTTAGGCTTTTTTGGATTAGCATTCCAGTTACCTGATTCTTCAAAAGATTTAGTTTGTCTTTTAGCTTCTTTTATATAATCAGCTTTTGACATATTAGCATACCTTTTGGTTTTCTTTGCTTTTTCATAAGCCATATCGTAAGAAACTTTAGGCCCATCAATCTTGCCTCTAGAGCCAGATTTGGTGTATAATGCTTTTTCCTTAGAATAAGGTGTCATTGATATATCACCAGCTGGCGCCGGTTTAGGCCCTTCTACTTGTTTCGCCATTGAGGGGTTTTTCTTCATAGGTACACCTATCGCTTTCAACAGAGGGTTTGTAACTCCGCCTTTGGTAGTCTTTTGAATCTTCGCTGTAATCGGAGTACAGCCTTTTTGTTTGTATGCCATCTTATTTGTTTTTATATGGTAATAATTTGTTTAATGTTTCTTTTCTCTGCGCACAACCACAACCACCTGGTATTTTATCAGCTAACCTTTTTATACCAGTTGCTTTTGTAAATTTTTCTATTGAATCTCCTAATCCTTTTGATTTCATAATATTAACAATTCCATCTGCGTCTAGCTGCTCTACCTCTTTCTGAAGTCCAACTTTTAGACCTAGCGCAAAAGGATCTGCGTCTTTTAGCAGCTTTGCTATCCGGATCTAACTTTGAAGGTTTTGTAGTAACTGCTGTTTGAAGTTTACTGCCTGGATTTTTACGTTTATATTCATTAACTCCCTTTTGGGTCATGCCTCCTCCCGCTGCAGCTCCGGTTCCTGTTTTGTTCGCTTTATTGAAGTTTTTACCTCTGCCTATGGTTCGCCTAGGATTTTTTCCTTTTTTTGATTTTCTTTCGGCTCTTCTTTCGGTTCTAAATTCTTTACGTTCTGCTCTAGCCTGTTTCCTTTGCCCTTTAATTCTTTTATCTAGGGGCGAATCTTTTTTTTTTACAGGAGTTTCAGGTGCTGCTTCTATTTCAGCCTTCAAATGATCTGGCAAATTATGTTGCTTGCCTTTTAAAGCTTTTGCTAATGGTGATTTTGGGGATTGTGAGTATGCCATAATTAATACTTTTTAAAATAGTTTTTCTTCAAAGGAGCTCGCATCTTTCCTGCTGCCGCCTTAGCCTCATCTTCAGCTTCCTTAAGCTTTCTTCTTTGCTCATTCTTTGCGTCAGCTATCAATTGGTCTCTGGTATAATCAGATTTTGTTTTCATAACGTCAACCTCATAAGTTCCTCCAGCACCTAAACCAAATGATTGAGCTTCTTTATTTAAGTCTGATCTTTTTTGGAAAGCCATTTTTTCATTTGCAATTTCTTCTTGCTTAGCTGTACGCTTAGATTGCTTAAAAGCTTCTCTTCTATCTTTTCTTTTTGTACCATCAGCTTTAGCTTGTTTTCTAGCTTCTCTAGCTTCTTTTATTTTAGCTCTTCTAAGATCTTTTTCTGTTTTCTTAGTAGTACGATTTAATTCTCTAGTTTCAAGATCTCCAAGAACTTTACGCTTTTGTTTTTTATATTCCTGTATATCTCCTATAAAATCATCAGTACCAGGTTTTTGTTCAGTGAATGTCTCAAATTCCCCAGTGCCCCTAGTGTTATCTTCAATACCTTCTTTTGTAGGATTTACTGATCCTGTTCTTTTTTTAGTAGCGTCTAAGCATTCCTGTCGGCTAGAGTAATGACCATCTGCTACTGCTTGAGCACAAGTATACGTTTCTTTTTTTTCTCTCCTACCGGTAATAGTTTCACCTGGACTTCCTTTGTCTCTGTAAGTCGTACGATAAGCGTCGCCAGCTCCTGCTATCAAATCTGAGGAGGTAGTTTGCTTTAGCGCAGAGTTATACTCTCTAGCAGTTTTAGCTTTTTTTGTTATTGGTGTGGATTTATACATCTTATTGTTTTTTATATGCCTCGGCTTCCCAAGGTAAGTTATGAGCTCCTTCTTCCATAGTCGCTCGTGAATATACTCTAGCTGGTGATCTTGTATCTTTTTTCCAAGTTACCGTATTATTATCATATTGCAATTTCCCCTGCTTCATTTGATCCATGTGAACTTTTTCGTGGTCAATTGCTTCTTGCTTTTCTTTTCCTTTAAGACTCTTATCTATAAATATGGTCCCGTCATTATTAGCTTCTGCTAATACCCCGCCATCTTTTAAATCTTTTTTAAACACTGGAGTATCATAAGTAGATGTTTCTTTATCTACACCTATCATATCCGAAAAGTCTTTAAGTTTAAATGCCATTATCGTTCTTTATCTTTAATCATATCATCAATAGCCTTATTAAAGGTTTTATCAGTATATGTTTTGTTTTTGTAAAATACGCTCCTACTAGATTGTGGTAAGTTTTCCTCACCCAATAATATTCTATATACTCTTGTTATAAGAGACTTAGCTTTCCGAGACATCTGATACACTGCATATTTAGACGATGTTCTATTTCGTTCTTTAAACACATCGATCCAACCTTCTCTTCTTAATCTCTCCCACCTGTTTTTATCCCAGGTATAAGTATAAGCTCCGTCTATAAAATCCTGTCTTTTAAAAAATTCTTTGCAATCCAAATACACCAATAACTCAAAATCTGCACTTGAAAGTTTGTACGTTTTAGTGACCCATCTTCTAGTTAGCCTATAGTACTTAAAGAGGTTCATGTCTCTTAAATCTTTTGGCGATAGCTTCATTCCACTAAAACAATATCATTTGCTTTTATAACATACAACATCTTGTCATTCCAATCAATACCAAACCCTGCGTGTTTGTCGTACCTTATTATGTCACCTTCTTTTATAGTCGGTACATTCTCCCCAACGCTTACAACGTTGGCTCGAACATATCTTATATCTGTATTTTGCTTATCTGTTAATTCTAAGCCAGCAACCTTCTTAGGCGCTTCTTTTATCTTGTCTACAATTACGTAGTAATTTATTGCCTGCATTATGCTAATCTTTTATTACTGATTACACAATCTGCAGAAATTATAGTATTGACAACACTAACTGCATTCTTTAGCGCTGACTTGGTAACTAACACAGGATCTATAATACCTGCTTTAATCATATTAACTTCTTTACCGGTTTTTACGTCTATACCTTTATTCTTACCTTTAGGGTCAGACATTGAGTGAATACCTGCATTTGCCAATATAGTTTTAAAAGGTGCTCTAATTGCTTCTAGTAATATCTCTTCACCTTTATTTGCTGCAACAATTTTATTAGCAGCATTAAGTAAAGCTATTCCCCCTCCTGGCACTATACCTTCCTTATAAGCGGCTTTTGTCGCATATATTGCATCTTCAACTCTATCTTTCTTTTCTTTCAGCTCTACTTCAGAGTCTGCTCCTACGAACACAACTCCTACTTGGCCAGACAGCATCGATAATCGCTGTTCTAATTTTTTCTTAAAGAATGGATTTGTTTCGTCTTTTAACTTAGCGACTACACTGTCTATTCTTTCTTTTACTAAATCATTATCAGGTTCTATTTGCAACACTGTACTTTTATCAGTTGTAACCGCTTTAACAGCTTCTCCTAATACGCTTGGATCTATTAAGTCTAAATCATCACCCAACTCTTCGTTTATTACTTGAGCTCCGGTTAGTATTGCAAGGTCTTCTATAGTTTCCTGCCTGGTTGGACCAAAACCTGGGGTGTCGATAATATTTACTTTAATATTACCTTTTACTTTATTAGCCATTAACGTAGAAAACGGTTGTTGCTCAACTTCAGATATTATAAGTAAACTACGTTTGTTCTTTACGACGTATTCTAAGACACTTTGTATTCTTCTAATGTTTGGTATCGGCGAAGATACAATAAGGACACACGGG